GGGACGCTGGCCACCGTTGACAAGTCAGCTTTATTGGCTAACAACTTATCAACACTCTTAGCGTCGTAATAGTTAGCCATGTCTTGCTTATCCTGCTTGCCATTAAGTTTCTTCTCTAAATCAGTTGTGGTTGTGTAGTTATCCCATTGAATTGTTTGCGTGTCCGGCAACACGAAATCAAGCACTAAGTCCGTTGCAGTGCCGGAGTTAGTTACGCTTGGTTGTTCGCCGACCGTAACCTTGCCGATTTTGAGCGTTAAGGCTGTGTCACCTTTATCACCAGGGTCTCCTTTATCACCTTTAAGGCTTGCAAGCCAATCTGCTTGAGTTCCTGTGTAGCCGTTATCTCGAGCGACTTCATAGGCTGATTTACCGCCTAAAGTGCCAAGCCAGCTTGCTTCATCGGGAGCGTTAGTTGTTTGATTTTCAATCGCCAAATCGTAAGCCGATTTACCGTTCGCACCTTGTTGACCAGCAGGAATCACAAAGTTAAATACTGCGTTACTAGCAGTCCCCGAATTTGTTACGCTTGGTTGGTCTCCGGTGGTTACCGTTCCAATTTGAATTGTCGCTGGAGTTCCAGGGTCGCCTTTAATTGTTAGCGGTTCTAACCCGTCCATAGTTGGAACGCTAGTGAAAGCGTCCGTGTTGGTTGTTTCATCTGCCATTACTTAGCCCCCCAATTAATACTCATAACGAAAATTGACGTCCACACCATTTTTTGAACTGGTGCGTCAAACGTAATCATAACTTTGTTGTCACCAGTCATTTGGAAGTAAGAGTTTGGTTCTACATAAGCTGTTCCAAGGCAAACTGAACCACGCCCAAATAAGCCAGGGATATTTAAATAAGCATTTCCCCAAGCACGGTCAACGTGGTAATCAACATTCCCAACACACGCCATAAGACTGACGCCACCAGGCAAGTCAACTTCTTGTACAACCATAGCGTCTTGAACGCCAGGCTTTGAAGCATTTTCACCAGTCCAGTTTTGATGCCAAGGCTTTACTTTAACCGTTGGAACAGCCTTAATAAGGTTCATGATTGAGTTCATTGCTCCACCAGTAAGTTTGTTAATGTTAGCTTGATCTATATCAACATGAGTGATGTCTGCGTCTGCCGCTGTCAAACCACTGTCAAAGTGTTGCCAAGCTGAATAATGATTTTCTTCATTGCCTTGCAACGCTTTCTTTTGAGCGATTAATTGCGAGTATTGATTGAGCAACGCAATCATTGAAGCTAAAGTTTGTTGTGCCGTTGTAATACCGGTGTTTACAATTTTCATTTGTTCGTTTGCTTTAGCGAACAAATCGTCAATCGTTTCAGCAAAGTTAGCACTTTCTCCTGTGGTTAAAATCAAGGAGTTCTTAATCACTTCCATACGAACGGAAATAGAACTAACAACCGTACCATTCTTGTCTACAACTCGAATAAAAGCCTCTTGGTACGGACCTTCCGCTTGATAAAACGGCGCAGCAATCTTCAACGTAACAAGCCCGTTAGCAGCATTGTTAATAGTTGCCTTGTTTGTATACTTAATTTTTCCGGCACTGTCCTTGCCCATTAAATCAACAGAGTAATTAGATAAGTTACGTGGCTTGCCGTTTTGCATAATTTGTAAGTTGACGTCTCGCCAGTTGTCACCTTGGCGACCATTCAATTGGTCAACTTCGAGTACTTGATCAATGTCGAGCACAGTTTCGACTTGTGTGTAAACTTTCCCGTTCATAGGTGGTGTATTTGCTGCTTTCATTTAAATTTCCTTTCTAAATTGAATTAGCTACGTTGATAAATCGCTCTAAAATAGTCCAATCAGTGTTTAAATCGCTGATAACTTGGTTAACTTCTAGACTTGATGGAGTAATCAAGCCGTCAGTAGTTACTTCCATTCCGTCATTGTCCATAAAACTGATTCCGCCGAACTTAATTCCAAGCAACGTCTTTAATTCGTTAACCGATTCAATGATGTAGTTTCGTGATCCACGGTTTAAGTCCACGAATGTTTGAGGAATGAAGTTAAATTCAAGAGCCTTATAAATCAAAGTCATGTTGGAATTAAAAACGCCGATTAATTCACTGCTAGAATTAATCGACGTTAATTTAATTTGAACTTTTGGTTGTTCAACAGGTTGAGATTGTTGAACAACATAATCGGGGTTTGCCACGACTTGCGTAACCCCCTGCGGTGAAGTTTGAGTTACAAACGGTTGAACAGAGTGTTGTCCCAGTTTCTTATCTTTAACAAACTTGGCGATTGCTTGGGCTTCTGCTGTCGCCCCTTTAACAGTAGGGTGGACGCCTTTTTGCCCCTCTTGGAGCATATCAACGGCGTTGTCATAAGTAATCACTGGAGAAGTACGCCAGTCCCAGTAGCTTGCGTTCCATTGATTAGCGACTTCAATCAACATGTTAATCAAGTCGTTTTGCGACCAACCCTTAGAGTTTTTGTCGTCTAAGCTAGGAACATTCCCGCCGTTACGCCACCGGAAGTCCGGTCCTGGAAGAACAAGCAAAATATCCGTGTTGAAATCGAATAGTTGAATAGCCCGAATTGTTTGCGACGCCGCATACCGAATGTCGTCTAGTTCCGCCGGCCAGCCGTAATTGTTGACACCAAATTCAAGGATAGCTAAGTCGTACCCTGTGTTAGGGTTGTTGTCTACTTGAGCTAAGGAGTCAGTCCCACCAGCCACCGACCAACCTGCACCGCTAATTGCAGCGTTCTTGACATCAGCGCCAAGAATAGCGCCAATTTGACTTGGAATATTATCTCGCTGGTCAACTCCGTCACCGTGGAAGATAGAGTCACCATAAGTGATAATTTTCATCTAATCACCTACTTTTCTGTGTCTGCCGTTGTTCCCGTATCTGTCGTGTCAGCTACCGGTTCAGTAATGCTGGCGAAGTAATCACGAGCTTGCTTGAGAGCCAAACCGGCGATGACGTTTTTGTTCAAGTTGTCGAAAGTTTGACTACCAGTAAGGTTGTCTTTAGTAATGCGTACTCGAGCGCTTGCGTAAGCTGAACGTGGTTGATCAGTAGATGAAACCTCTACGTCAATGTATTGAACGTTGTTTTTGTCATCGAACGCATAAGTGATTGATTTGAGTAAAGTTGTTGCCATTAGTGGTTACCACCTTTCTTGTTGTCATTGTTCTTTAGTTGTTCTAATTCTTGTTCTAATTGCTTAATTTTTTCGTCCTTGGCTTCGATTTGTGCTTCCAAAATTGCTTGGTTAGCTTCTACTGTTGCCAATTTGTTTCCTAGCTTTACCAAGGCGTTAGTAAGTGTTTGATTATCCATGTTTTACTTCCTTTCTAATTTCTCAACCCGTCTAAGCAGGTTTTGAACTACAACAGTTAAATAAGCCACTAAAGTTCCGTCTTCACGGGCGTTTCCGGTGTCAGATAGAAATTCTCTAGGGGCATTGTACTTTTTAACCTTGTTAACATCGTCGATGATTAACGAACCGTAACGTTTGGTCTTACCTTGTTCAACGTCTGATGTGTACTGGTAAGAAAGCATATCAACGGCCTTAATCTTACTAATCGCTTCATCTTCCTCAATTGGAAGAATATTAGTCTTTTCAGACAATAGCGAAAGCTGAACAAAAGACTTGGCTTGCACGGTTGTAAAATTACTGGTCATTCTTGAACCAAAAGCAATCATATCGTGACTAGCGTCAGACCAGAATTGCCAGCCGTTGATTGTGTTACCTTGAATGTGGACGTCTTGCTTAAACCCAGCTTGACACCACACCTCAAAAAGTTGTTTTGTATCGTCGTATGTCCGAAAATAAACGGTATCGCTTGCTGCACGAGAAAAGCCAAGCCAGTTATCACCGCTATTTCCACCCTCAAAGAAGAGCGACGGAGTTATCCATACGCCGGCTGCCGATATTTTGAATTGGGGTTTCTTATTAGTTGCTAATCGGTCTGATGTTGAAATTGACAGCATATCTTCTTTTACATTTGCTTCATTGACGAAGTCAGACATAAAAATTTTATGCTTAGTGTTGCCGTTTTGGTCTGCCGTTCTTATGTAGCCATTGCCGTAGTAAATCGAAGTATTATTAGAATTTTTGATTGATAACTCGCTGGCATTTAATTGCAACGTTGACTGTCCATTGCCGATTGTAACCCTATCAGTATTAATTTTCCCAGCATTGAGCAAGTCAGCGTTTAACCCACCGTCAACGATCGTTTCGCCTTTCAACACAAGCTTGTTGCTTTGGAACAACGCCCTACCAGCAGTTAGATTAATCTGACTCATAAGCTTGTCACCACTGGTCTTATCCGTAACTCGAACGTTCCAGTCGTTGTCCAGCTGTGAAATTCTAGACTCGAACTGGTCGCTGGATACCTTCTGCTGAAGTGCGTTAGCAAGCTGTGCAACTTCCGACTTGCTTGCTGCATTCTGCACCGTGCCTTTAATCCCGTCCACCGCTGCCGTTAAATCCGTGACTGATTTAACGGTAGCTATATCACTAGGCGCTGGCGTGTATGGAGTTGCGATTGAACCACGTTCTGATTTAAAACACCTCCATTCAACCGAAGCGCCGGTTTGATTTCCGTTTGAGAAGTTAAGGTTAGGTGCTAGGTAATGTTCGTTAGCAGGCACTGTTACCGTTAAGGTTATCTTCCCCGAAGAACCGCCGGAATACTTGGAAGCAACGATTGGTGATTTACGTCCAGTTTCAGTACCTGTCCAAACTTGAATGCCCCAATCAGTTCCCGATCCGTGGTTGAAGTTACGATACTCAACCGAGAATGTGTAAGTCTCGCCAGGGTTTACCGGGAACGCTCGGAAATAATCAACCATATAACTATTACCGGCAGTTTTTTTCCACTGATCACTAGTGTAAGGAGTTAAGTTAATTCCCGCCCCAGCAAGGCTTTCTTTTGTTCGTGTTTCTAAATTAGTAATGTTCAAGTTCCACTGATTAGCTTGTTGAGCTACCTGTGTTTGAACCCAGTTTTGCGTTGCTAGCCCGTTGGTTGCTGTGGTCAACTCGGACTTGGTTACTAAGTTAAGGATTTGATTTGCCTGTACACCAATCTTGGCGTTAGCATCGTTTACTGACTGTTTAAGTCTGTCAACGTCTGTTTGATTGGCTTTGATGTCAACAGCGCTCTTGGTTTGGTCTACCAGCGTGGATAGGTCGCTAATCTTTTTCGTAGTGTCCGCTAGGTCATCCTTGGATACCATATTTCCAACTTGGTTGCGAAAACCGTCAGCCGTGATTTTAAGGCTGTCGATGTTGTTCTTGTTATCTTCAACCCGACCCTCGAGACCACTAGCCTTTTGGTTGAACTCGCTGATTGCTTGTCCTTGTGTAGCTACGGTTGTTTTAACTCCGTTAAGGTCTAAGTTTAAGTCGATTACTTGCTTAGTGGTAGCTAAGTCTGCGGGGGCTGGTGTCCATGGAGCCGGTTTATCACCTTTAACAACCATTAACCGTCGCCAATTTATTGAAGATCCTCGTTGAGTAGTTCCTGTGTTCCAACCGAAAGCAAGCGATATCTCTAATCGCTCCGTTCCCGCTGGAGCTGTAACCGTTCCGGTTAAGGTTCCCTTTTGGTCAGTAGTCAACCAAGTTTGAATCCAAGGCGAAATTCGATTTGGTCCAGGAGCACCAGTCCAAACTTCAACTCGCCAAGTCGAGTTATCTTGACCGCGGTTGAAATTTTGGTATTCAATCGAAAAAGTATACTGAGACCCTGGTTCAACTTCCCAAGATTGTGTTTGTATCGTTTGATAACCATCGCCCGATTGAGTTACCCAATCACTAGGAGTATCAGTAACCAAATTCATTGACGTGTTTTGTTGCTTATCAAATTTAGTCTGTAAGCTTGTCAAATTAATGTTAAAGCGGTCTGCCCATTGCTTGACCTGACTAGAAACGAAATCTTGAGTAGCGACATCTTTCAATGAGTTATTCAACATTGCTTGCGTTACACGCTGTGCTATCTCGTTAGCTTGGATAGTTTGCTGTGCGCTAACTGTGTCAACTTGGCCCTTAATCCCGTCAACGGTCGTTTTATCGGCTTTGAATTTCAGCGCTTCCTTGGTTTGGTCAAAACTACTTGAAAGCGTCGTAATTTGCCCGCCTTGTGCTTGCATTCTCTTGACCAAGTCATCAACCGCCGCCTGGTTAGCTTTCCCGTTAATCGTCGTCTTGGTTTCGTCTTGATACTGCTTAATCGCTTGCTTGTACTTGTCTAACTCGTCGTCAGAAACCATCCGTCCAACTTGGTTACTAAGTCCGTTCGTCGTTATTTTAAGCTGGTCAATATCGCCGTTCGCCGTTTGCAAGTCTGCGCTTAACTGGTTAGCAGTCGCTTGAACCTTGTTAATTGAATTGCCTTGGTCTACCAACGTTGCTGTCGCTTGATCAGCCGTCAACTTAATTCGGTTGATTTGTTGCCCTTGCCCTGCAATCGTTTGACCTTGCTTGTCAATCGTGGTTTGTTGCTTGGATAAAGTTGTCGTCATTTCTCCGGCTTTAGTTTCAACGTCCGTTAATCGTCCGTCTTGGCTAGCCAGGGACGCTTTAATCTCATCACTGAATTGTTGCAACTTTGACACGTTGCCTTTAACGTCAGCCACCGCTTGCGTCAGTCCGTCAGCGTTCTGTTGTAAGGTAATCACTGTTTTACCTTGTGCCTTGGCTTGGTCGCTTAACTTAGTAAGCTCTGCCTTGGTTGCGTCCAGTCCGTCAGTCAAGCCGTTTAACGTTGTGATTTGGTCAGCTAATTGTTTAGCCGTACTGCCCCACTTATCGTTAACGGTATTTATGTTAGCCAGCAAGTCTTGTTGTTTTTGCATTAACACACTGGCTCGTTGGCGTTGCTCTGTCGTTAAGCTGTTCAAGTTATTCATCAACTCAAGCAGTTTCCTGTCGTGAACGTCCCATTTGTCGTTAATATGGTTGATGTCTTTGAGCAACTCCTTCGCTCGAGCAATCGCTGTGTTAGAGCTTGCCTTAGCTTCATCAATCGCTTGGTTGATGTTACTGATTGACTGCTTATTAACTTTACTTTCTTTAACTAGCTTATCAACCGTTTTGGCGGCTTTTTCCGCTTCTGCAATCGCCGGCAAGACTTCCTTGTGCCGTAAATCAATCATCATTTGCTCGATTCGACCTGATTCTTCAATTGCTTTATCAAAGCCACGCATGATATCGATTAAATCATTAGCGTTTAATGCTTCTTTTAAATCAGCCATTATTTACCTCCTTCCTATCGTTATTTGTTTGTGATTCAGCACTTACTGTCTTTTGTTTTTCTAACCATGCACGATTGGTTGACGATAGTGTCATGTTTGAACCAATCCAATTATTAACATCATTGATGTTATTCCGAACAGCGCTGATATCCTTACGCAAAGCAACGTTGATATCCTTCAACGCATCGTTAGCATTGTTGAATGTTAATTTCAATTTAGCATCAGGATTAAAGTACGGATCGTTACCGGTTACTTCAACCACAGTTACGTCTGTGTTGATGTTATGTTCCGGAATAACCGCATGAACCTTATCACCCAAACTAACCACAGGTTTATTAAGTAACTTAGTACTAATCACATCTAAATCCAATGAAACTACTGGCTTGCTTTGTGTTTGCTTTGCCGTTTCATCACGAGCTTCTTTTTCATCATAAACATCATCCAATTTTAACGGAGCCCCAACATGGCGACCGTATAGCTTAATACTCTCGTCATCTTGCCAATCAAATTTGATTTGGTAGTAAGTACGAGTGGTAGTTGTTGTTCCACCGCCGCTATCATCAGATGAACCTTCGCCACCAAGTACGTTTGCCAAAGGATCATACCGGTACCAGTTTAAAGGCTTATAATAGCCGTCAATCGAACGTGTATTGCATGGCTCAGAATAACTAGATTCTTGAATCAAAGTTTTATTATCCAGTGCACAAACAACATGACTCAAATCAGGTACAAAACCTGCATCTCCAGTTTGTACTTCGCTTCGCTTAATCGGTCTCATCTGCTTAATAATTTGATAAGTTGAACGTGCACCATCCTTTAGTCGGATTCCAAAGTGAAGAGCCAATGAAAGCCATAGGCCCGAACAATCAGTAGGATGGGCCCCGTCTTTAACCTCTCCACCCCACTTATAAACCTGAGGCTCTGGAGAAAGGTAAGTTTTAGCGTGTTCGATATATTCCTGCGCCCGAGACTTTTTAATCGGAACTGATTGTCCTTTAGCACCGCCGCCGTTTGACTGAATCGTTTTGATTGGGTCTAACCAACCACCGCCTTCATCAAACGAGTGCGCAAACGCCGTCGCGAAATCTTTCGTCGTAATTCCAAGGTGGAGATGAGTTGTCGTCAATCGCCCAATCACATCCCCAGTTTTAACACTTTGGCCAACTCGCACGCTAACCGAATTACCAAACTCTTGATAAACAGTCGTTAAGCCATCGCTGGACTTAACAGTAACCACCATAAAGCCGGCTTGGTAACCAACTGACGTCACTGTTCCACCGTGAACACATAAGATGTCACCGGAGTAATGAGCGCTCCCAAAGTCGAAACCATCATGGAAGTCACTACCACCACTCCCTGGTCGAACCCAACCAGTATGCCCAAATTGTTGACCGTTCTCCCAACTAGTCGGAGCGCCGTTCATACCGCGGAATGGCCACCCCCAAGTACTCTTTGGAGCCGGTGGTTTAATAATCGTCTTAGAGCGAGGAGCTCCATGAGGCGACCAACCACTTCGCCCACTAATCTGCCCTAAGAAGTTAGGGATGTTGAATGAAGCTAATAACTGGTCAAACCCGCTCTTGATGTTCTTGTGCCCCTCAACTGCATAGTAATTAAACGTTTGCGGAATAAATTGGAGTAACCCTTGAGCAGGATTCCCGTTGGCCATATTAACGTCCCAAATTCCTTGAACAATTTGTTCATTACCCCCAGATTCACGCTTTATTTGAGCTTTGACAAGATTTATCCCGTTATCATCGATAGGCACGTCCATTAATTGTGCAGCATAGCGAATTACAGGGCCCCAATCGCCATTGACTGGTTCGGTTGGCCCGTCACCAACTTCGCCATCGCTACCGCCAGTTGTTATGGTTTCTTCCATTTTTCCGGCGTAAACCTTGCGAACGTTGACCAAATCATTAACATCCGCTTGGATTTGAGATTGGCTGACGTTGTAGAGATAGCGGAAATCCATATCTAATTTTTTAATCAAAGCGTCGTCCGTATAGATATGTAACGTGTCGCCTTGCATAATGTAACGTCCACCGTACTTAGACAAGTTATTGTTAAGCCACTCTAGAACTGTCCCGTCACTCACCGGACAAGCTCGTTCAGGGAAGTTACCGTGTAATTCATATTTAACATTTTTGCTGTTCTGAAAGTACACATCCAACTGATCTTTAAGCTTGAATTTTTGCGTTTCGCCAGTCCGCTTAACAGTAACCCCTTCTTTCTTATCGTCAGAATTAGTTGCCGTTGTCCCGCCGGTAGTATTCTGACTTTCGGGGTCAGTATCATACCGAAGATTACGAAGCGCATCGATAAGATGATGACTTGCCGTGACTTTATTCTTGATTAATCCTTGTTCATTCGCAACTGGTTCAACTTGCTCAATTACATAAGTTTCGCCGTTGTAAAGTACTAGCGCCTTTGATTGAGCCAAATTAAAAACTCGTTCAAAGCCCGGCTTATAAGTCAGGTTGAACGAGATTTGTTGTGTTCCAGATAATTTACTTGTAAATGCAAATGAGTCGTATAAGTCGGCGTAACTAACTAATTCGGCTTCTTTTTTAGACGCATCGGTAATTGCCACAAAGGTTCGTGTTCCATAATTGCTCATGATAACCACCATACAGGGAAATCAAAGCTTACCTTACCGGAAAAACCGGTAATTTCAAAGCTGTTATTTCCTGCCTGCAAACCAATGTAACCGTAATCCGTGTTAATCGTATCGCCCTTGTCATTCAGCGTGGAGTGAACTCCGTCAAGAACCCATTTCCCCGACCACTTCCCCTTACGAGTAATTGAAGTGCCGTTCGTTGTATTCTTGATTGTCATATCACCACCAGCCGAACCATCTAAGGTTATTTTAAATGGATGTCCACGCCGTTCGGGGTCGATAGCAACATCTGACGGGTTGTAGAGCGTAAATTTATTCGTTGAAAAACTAAACTGCGGTTTCGATGTCAACTCATTATTGCCAAACCCGTACAGGTAATTACCTTGGTCACCAGTCGTTCCAATTGAACGTGATAAACCAATTTGATCAGTAAAGGTGACTTCTAGTACAAAACCCCAGTCCCTAAAGGAGGTCTGATCAACACTCGTCATCTTAACGAAGTACATCCGCTGCGGAAAATCAGCAAAGCAAATCCAGTAAGGTTCTCGACTGCCAAAATAACGTTGTAAAGCGTCATAAGCTAATCGAACGTCGCTTGAATCATTACTATCGAACTTAAAAATAGCCTTGATTTCGCGTTGATCAAATTTGCTGGATACGAATAACTGACCGTCTGCAATACCTTGATTAACTGTATTGTCAGTTTGCTTTATATCAGCAACTCCAGGAGTATCAACACAGTAGATTCTGTCTAATTCTGAAACATCATACATACTTGTCCAAGTTTTCGCGTCAGGTGAAATTGAAACCTCAATCGTCTTAAAACCGACTTCATTAGCTTGAGGTTGCTCATCAATCGCAACGAAGTCATACTCTACAGGCTTGTCTTTTCGATCAGAAAAAACCTTAATCACTGTTTAATACCCCCTTTCCATTGAATAGTTCATCGCATTACGCTTATTGTTGTAACTATTAATTGTGTTAAGCCCGTCAACAGTAACTACTGGATGTTGTTCCAAGTTATCCAACCTGTTGACAATCCTATCCAGTGCTGTATTTATCATTGAACGGTTCCTGTCATCCGTAACACTAGCAATCGTCCGACTCGTCATCGTTCCGGCGCTCGCGGTGTTGACTGTGGTTGATAAGTTGCCAAAATTACCTACGGTTGCAACCGAGTCGTTAATTGCGTCACGGATTTGACTAGCCATCGATGCAACATTGGATTGGACCGCACTAAAGCCTTCCATTAACCCTGAGTTTAATCCTTCCATAAAAGCATTACCGGCTGGAATTAAGGCTTTGGCATCGTCCTTGACTGGCCCTTTGTGTGCAATAATCCAGTCTTTGATGCCGCTGATGAAGTTCTTAACCGCTTCAAACCCAGACTTCAAACCACTAAGGAAACCGTCCATGATAGCTTTACCGGCTGAAACCAACGAACTCCCCCAATTTGAAACAATTGATTTAAGGGTAGAAATTGTGCTTGAGAAAATACTCTTAACCTTTGCCCAACCGGAACTAAAGATACCTGGAATTCGATTCCAGTGCCCCGTGAACAGCGCGATAATTGCTTGACCAAACGTAGTAACAACGGTGACTATAATGGCAACAGCTCCACTAATAATCGCCATGATACTTTGCCAAACGGACGACACGGTAGAAACCACCGCCGTGAACACTCCGATAAGTGCCGTGATGATACTTGTAAGCAAACTGATTGAACCAATAATACCTGTTATTGCTGCAACAACAATCGCAAGCAACACTGCTCCGACAACCTGCAAAATAAACGTCACGAATGGTTGAATCAATGACCATAGTTGTTGAAGCGCCGTCATTAACGGAGCAAAAACCGCACCCATTGTTTGCATAACCGGCGCCATTGTTTGAATCATCCCTTGTACGGCTGTTCCGATTTGTCCAAACAAGTCCATTAAGAAACTAATGGTTGGACTTACCACAGACTTAATTGAGTTCCAAGCATTAACAACGAAGTCTGAGAACGACTTCCACATCTTCTTCCCAGTCTCCGTCGAAGTAAAAAAGATTGTTAACGCTGAAACGACAGCCACGACCCCAGCAATCACTAACATCCACGGGCTTGCTGAAAGAACCCCGTTAAATAGTGCCATTGCTCCTTGTGCTAATTTAGCTCCTGCATACAGCGTACCAAGCGTGGTAACAAACGCCCCAATCCCAGCCGCTAAGCTACCCAGAATTGCTACTACAGGGCTCCCACTAGATATACCATCGATAATCTTGCCAATTGCGCCAGCTCCCACTTTTCCAATTGCATCAAACGCTGGTTGTAATTTATTGGTAATCGTTTCGATTAATCCATCCATCGCTTGACCCATCGTTTTATAAGTAGTTGCTTGTTTTTGGAACGCTTTACTATTACCAGCCTTTTCAATTGCATTAAAGAAGTCTTGCGTTTTAACTTTCCCGTCTTGAACTTGCTTAACTAATTGTTGCGTTGACATTCCCATCGACTTAGCAACGGCGGCAATACCTGCCGGCGTTTGTTCTAGCATAAGTTTGAAGTCCTGCCATTGCACCATTGGCTTAGCCGCCATTTGTGTAGCTTGCATGCTCAAGGTCTTCATAGCTTGTTTAGGGTTTTCAGCCGCGCCAGCCAATCCACCAAAACCCTTAACTAGCTTTGTGGTGTTCTTAACACCGACTGCAGCTAGTTGTGAGTAGGTTGTTGCCATGTCAGACGCCGAGTAGATAGACTTCTGAGCAAAATCCTGTAACTCGGCTTTAACCGCTTTGATTTGACCTGATGACTTACCCATATAAGCCATATTTCCTTCAAATGTTTGCCACGCTGCACTAGATTCGTTTAATCCGGCTACCACATCATGCAAGCCGTTTGTAATCATAGTCGTAGCTGAACTAGCTAAGGAACCGGCAACGCCGGCTAGAGCACCCATTTTAGTCCAACCAGCGCCCGGATTGGGAACGTTACTAACTTGATTGGTCTTATTAATCATTTCGCCCATTTCACGGATTGCCGATTGCATCGTTGAGCTGAAATTTTTATCAACCGCAGAAAGGACGGCTTCGACTGACATTGTTTCTGCCATTTATTTTCTCCTTTCGGCTTTAAATCTCTTAAACTCTTCCAATCGTTTTGCGAAAATGTCGCCACGCTGAATTTGAGCGCCCTTATTTGATTGCGCGACGTACCCCTCTTCAATTGAACTTCGAATCCGGTCGATTTCGTATTCGCGGTCGTAAAAGTCCTTGAATTTAGTGTACTTTGGTTTTGGCTTTTTACCGTTGCCTCGAGTTGCTTGCACAGTTTGATTCATCCAAGCTTGTAAAGCTATGTCCTCGTGTCTTTCAGCCCGTTTAAGCTGGTAAGCTTCCATACGCAACTGATACTCATACAGCGTCATCGCGTTGATTTCCGCAATATCATGAAAGCCTAGAAAAGCCAGTGAATTCAGCACTATTTCTCGGTGCATCAGTTCACTGTTTTGGTTAGATTCGTCTTCCTCTTCTAGGCTGTCATCTTTTTTAAGATAGGTTTTACAGCGTTCGATTTAGTCAATTCTTCGTTAACATCATCAAACACCGCTTCCAAGTTGGCTTGTTCGTCTACCCAATTATCCACGTCGCTTTGGCTAACCTTAAACTTAGCCGTCGCTTTAGCTGAAGCAAGTAACACATCAGCTAAAGCAGCAGGATCTAACGTTTTAAGCATTGGCAAGACGAGCATAAGCCCGGCGCCAAACTTAATTCCCTTCCCGTTATCGATTTCACGCAACTTATCAAGTTCACGAACAAAACCGACCCCAAACTTCAATTCAACTTCTTTATCCTTTAAAACGATTTTCATGTTTAAAAAATTCCTTTCTGATTAATTATTTACCAAGTGTTCCACCAGACACGGGCGTAGGATCAGTCCCTTTGCCTTCGTCTTGTCCCTTAACCCAAGCTACGCCATTACCGTTTTCGTCTTCGGACGTCTTAATGATGCCACGGAAGACATAGTCCAACTCTTCTTGAGCTTCAGCAGGTAACTTAGTCCAGCCTCGCTTTGGTGTTCCTTCGATATTGAAAGTTACGTCACGAGTTGAATTGTCGTCGGAATCGTTATCGTTAGAGTCTTCCTTGACGTCCCCGCGCATGTACCACGCAAAGTATGAAGGCGTTGCGCTAGAAGCGTTTTGTACCCGCTTGCGATGAAGAATCCAAATTTCTAGCGTATCTCCATCAAATAATGAGTCGTACAATTCATCGGCTACTTTACTTACGTTATTGATGAATTCAACTTCAACATCCGTTTCTAATCCACCCTTGCTTTGAACATTTCCTGACTTCGTAGCCGTGGAATCGCTATCACGTTGTGGATCAAACGAAAGTGAAGTTTGATAAGGAATTAATTGACCGTCAGTCGTGGCAGCGTCCTTTAACTTCCGGACGTAGGCTAACGTGTCCATACCTTGTAAGATTTTAATTTCGTTTTGTTGACTTTCCATTTTGTCTCCTTTCTTCTAAGTCAAAGAAAAAACAAGCGTCAAAACAAGATGATTCAACACCGTGTTAGGAACGCTTGTGTCTTGTATTAATTGTTTGTGAGTTTGTGAGTGGCGTACAACCACTGCATATCCATCTGTATAACCAGTTTCAATCGATTTTTCTAACTTTTCAGCCATTTCATTAAGTTTGAACCGACTTTCACCGTCTCCCCAAAAATGAATTGTGAGAGTAGTCGTTTTATTCAAAGCGGTTTTTAAATTAACGTCAGTAGAGCTGATTTCACCAATTACAACAAATGGATATGGAGCATTCTCGCTTTCCATCGGTAGATGATCATAAGTTTTAAACCCTAAGCTTTCGCTTTGACTGTAAACGTAATCATAAATTACTTGTTCAGGTAACATGAGCCCTCCTATTTCATTAATTTATTCAAATCACTTTCAAACTTAACTGTTTGTTGGCTAAAAGCTGGATGAAGCGTTGGCATTGGAGACATAAAACGTGTTCCATACTCAAGGTACGGAAAATACTCTGTGCTTGGGCTAACTATTCCAGTTAAGCCTCCATTTTCTAATGTTGCTAATACACTTCTAGCCGTAGTCCCTGTTGAATAACCGTGAGTATAAGTACCCATCATATTCTGTTTAGTAACTGTCGCCATTTCATTTGTGTTTTTTGCAACGATTTTGCCAACTTTAGGAGCTAGTTCTCGCTTATTAGCTAACAGTTTTTGTTGTAGTTTCTTAGCCCCATTAAGTCGTATAACCGTTTTACCCATTTTCGCCACCTACAATCAACGTATTACCTTTTAGAACGGTGCGTGTAGTTGTACGTCTATAATGCTTATCGCCGTCATCGATAGTTAAAAAAGACCAATCAGGCGGTTCTGGATTTAGTAATCGAAGAACCTTTGCTTCCTGATTGATACTTCCTAAAATCTGCACTGAACGAGTCGTTCCTAAGTCAGTAACGTTAGCCATAATCTCGCTAACAAGTTGATTACCACCTACATAGCCATGAACCTTTGGATCATAATGTTTTCCTTTTTCAGAATAAAACTTAATCACACTATCAAATCTCATGACTGTTCACGCTTTCTATAGGGGTCTACGGTTAACATCACCGACTGACCATTGCGCCGTTTCCACTCAGAAATGTCATCATCGTATTCAGCAAAATCATCATTTTCGTAGGTGATTGACTCTCCTTCTTGAGAGTATGATGCCATACCTTCGTTCTTGAACCGATTCCAACGTTTTACAGCAACACCGACTACGACATGAGCAAGTGCTTCGAGTTGCTGATCACCTTCGTTAATATCGAGCCCTAATTTAAATGCTAGCTGGTATTCAGCAACAGCAATGATACTATCAAGCCTATTAGCATCTTGTTCAGTAAGTTTGTGTTCATCAAGTCCTAGTTGAGCAATAACAGCACTCCCATAGTCAAAACTCATTCAATCACCCTCTTTTTAAAGTTATTACTTACCTGCAGGCTTAACAACAGCTACTAAAGCGTCGTTAGCGATTGCTACAGCGTAGTTTTGCGTCATTGATGCCTTATCCGTTTGATGGTCGTCATCGCGCCATACAGCGGCAGTAGGTAATTTCTTCATGTAAGTCTTTAAAGCGCCTGGCTTAACAGCTAAAGCTGTGCCTGCTTCTAACTTAGCCGTCCGTACAATTTCCCAGCCAAGTAATTCACCAAAAGCGCCAGATACCAAGATGTTGTCGCCTAATTCTGATGCCCGCGTCCAGTCTTGCCCGGCTGCCTTACGTAACTTAGTGGCGTCCTTGTAGGATACGTACAGCACACCTTGTTGCGGATACGTAACACCTTCAACAGCGTCAGTAGCGCCAGCGAACGTATCTTCTAATTGATCAATCACATCAACCTTATCTGGAGTAACAGTCGTTACCGCAAGGGGCGCAGTTAATGCCGTTGCTAAGATGTCATCATCTAACTTAGCTTGTAATGCTAAAGACATTTGACGAGAAGCTTCCGTCTTAGGGTCTCCGTATCCGGATAATTGGGCTTCATCCGTGATTTGGAAAGCAGATACTACCTTCTTAACCTTTACTTGTTGCGTTGCGTATTCAAGGCTGTCAAAGCTAATAGCTTCACCTTCGGCAACTTCCTTAGCTGAACCAGTGAAGTTCCACTTTGGAACGGTAATCGTGTCCCCTGGTTGTCCTTCTAAAGTTTCGTCAATTGGTGCAATTGACCCAAATACGTTTGCCTTCTTTAATTGTGCTTGCGTCATCGCAGCTAACACTTGTGGGTTAACTGTGTCGCTAAATTTAGTCATGTTGTTTGGATTTGCTTGTCGTGGCATATATTAATACTTCCTTTCTGTAATTAAATAAGCCCTTGCGCTTCTAACTGCGCTTGGGCTTCTTCATAAGTCATGGCTTCTAATGGTTTGGAAGGCTTAACTTCCTTGCCAGCGTTGCTCTTAGGCGTGGTGCCTTTGAGTAACTCATTGCGAGCTTGCTCCTTAACTCGAGCAATCATTGATTGGTAAGCCTTGACGTTTGTCTGTGTGGTTTCAGCATCACTAGTTACCAACATAGATAGCTCATCGTCAGCAGGAGTATAGCCCCCGTCTACAAGCATCTTCCGAGCTTCATCACGCATCCGATAGCGTGCTAAGTCCGTTTCAGCTTGTTCCTTTTCGGATTTCAACTTGTTCATTTCGAATTCAGTTCGTTCTTTAGCTGACATTTCAGCGAGCTTTTCAGCTTCCTTCTTAGCGTTCTCAGCCTTTTGCCGTTCACGCTCAAGGCGTTTCTTAATCAACTCGTCAACTTCAGATTGAGTGAAGGTTTTTTCGGCTGGTTTGTTAACTTCTTCGTTGTTATCTTGTTTTTCCGTAACTTCTTCACCCGTTTCGTTCGTTTCCGGAGCGTCCTCCGGTTGATCTTCAGCAAAGAATTGCAAATTCATGTGTAACTTGTTTTCGTCCATATAAATCACCCGTTTAAAGTCCGTCGACTGTAATTTCCAGATTGTTCTTTAACGCCTGCAGTCAGTAAAAAGGCAAAATAAAAGCGACTGCTGTTTTAAAGCAATCGCTAATAATAAATTTCTGTACTAAAAAACGCCTACCGCTTGGCAGACGTTTAAATAGTTATTAATTATTTAATTAGTGGGAGCCGATCTCAGGCTTCCTAAAAAAGTTATAAGCTTTTTTTCATTTTTAAATATTGTGTGCTGTAGTATGGACGGGATTAACCCCGTTTTCATAGCATTTTTTGAGATAACTCAATACTTTATATGCTACTGCGAAAAAATCGTTACTAGACATTAAATCACCTCTAATGATTTGATTTCTGACTTAGCAATGGTTAACAACCCAAATCCATCTACGTCAACATCTAGCCACCATTGACCGTCTTCTGAATCTTCCGGAGTTTCATATCCTTCGACAGGACCAACAAATAATTTTCCATTGATAGCAACAATCTTAACAATTTTGCCCAGTAATGTATCAAAGTCTTTCATTATTTATCCCCCTTCCGCTGTTGCCATGGAACTATATGCGTACGTTTTTTAGAATGATGAATTCTAATTCCTGTAACCTTTTCTTTAGACCGATAATCAATTCCAACATATCGTCCGACATCAATGTTTTCTTTATTCGTTCGATCACCATTAAAGGTTAACTCAATTCTACCAGTTCCAGAGTATTTTTCCAGCAATTCCTGTGGGTTTTCGGTATCGAATAAATAACTTTTACCTTCTAGTCTTGTTGACTCCATATGCGGTTCTTGTTTTTCAGAATTGATTTTCATACCCCATTCGCCGCTTTTGATTTTAGACTTTATAAATTCAGAATCTGTTTTTAAATTTTCATCATCTACCCAATAAGCGCCAATTGCACACCGACAATTAGGATGGACTGGAATACTTGGAACCTTATCTAGTTCATAGATGCCCGAACCATACTCAGTCGGCTTAGCCATTTGAATTCCTTGACACTCATCACAGGCTTTTGGTTCTGTCATCCACTTAACGTACTTAACACCGGTAGATTTCATCGATTCAAGTTGTGCTTGATGTTGAACCCGTGCTGTTTCCGTTCGTGCAATTCGTTCAGTAACATATCGATGATTTTTAACAGTATCTGAAACAACACCCTTTAAATTCCTAGCAATCTTCCTTGGATTTTGCCCTTGGATAATACCATTGGTGAGTGCCACGTCCAGTTTCGCTTTCAAAGCATCCTGATTAGCCCATATTCTATCGCTGAACGTTGCTGAATTAGTCTGAGCCATAATTGTCTTAGCAATAGCAGAAGATGTTAGCAACGAGCTAGGAACGCTTTCTCCCATAATTCCTGCTTGTCTATTAATCTCATCTTGATATTTAGTTGATAAGTTGTCTCTCAAGTCAGCGTCCACATTTAGACCAGCTCGAGTCATTTCCAGTCCAATCTTAGATTTAATCATTTCTAAACGATTAATTCGCATTGTGGCGTTGTAAATTCTAAGATGGTCATTTACCGCTTTAGAATAGTCACTATAACTCACTGATTGCCCCTGTGAGCGTCTTAATTGAGCTTCTTGAACAATCTTCTTAGCCGTTCGTTGGTACGCTTCTACGTCCATTTTGGACGGTTTGCCAGTACGGCTATTAATCGTTTTAGCCAGTTCGCTATCGATAATCTGATTAATATTGTCTATCGCTTGATCATAGTAAAGTTGCAAGCGCCGGTTTAATTGCTCATCATCAGCTAAATTCTTAAGGATATACTCACGTTCATACTTATCACGGTTTTGCCAGTAAGCACTATTCTTCGCTGTTATCTTCAACGTCATCACCTACATCTTGAGATTTAACCATGTCTAATGCACTCGCCTGATTCTGCACAGCTTGCTTAGTGTCTTCGGCTTGTTCATCGTGCATCCGTTCGATTTCATCCTTTGGATTATCAACGATTGATAAAGTCGATAATTGAGTTTCCTTAGAAACCACACCGCTAAGCTTATTAGCCGTGTCCGCTTCACCAGCAATATCTTGAGGCAGGTTGCGCAAGAATTGGAACGACAAGTCAGCCGTAACGACTTCCTTGCTAATTTCCCCAACTACTTGACCAAGCGATAAGACCGTTCCTAAGAAGTCACGCAACGATTGTGTAAACTTGCGTTCTTCAACTGCCGCTTGATTTTGCATCGATAACAGTTTGTATTGAATCGAAACACCACTAGCAGATTGACCAAACGATTCATCATTAAGATTAACTACCGCGGATGTTTGGAAGATATCATCTTTGAGTCGTTGCAATAAGTGCTCTTGAATTTGGTCAGCGTCCGGCTTTTGCAGAAAGTCAGCTTTTGAACCTGGTTCTACATTTGGAAGATACAAAACGTGATTCTTAGCCAAATCTAGAATTGGATTACCTTTATCGTCACTTGGCAATGTTGCTCCCATGATTGTTAAATAAGCATTGTCGAAGTATTCCACTTGGTTTGCTTTCTGACTCAACGCTGCATCATATTCATCAACCAGCGTTTCAATCTTAGCTACGATGCTCAACCGGTCGTCATTTGCCATTAGCTCAGTAGCAGGCACAGAGCCAAACAAATGTGGCGTGCGTTCATTAAACACGCCATCTTGACCGAAGTAGATAATTTCCTTGTTAGTATAAATTTCGCCACTTAACTTATCTGCCAAGTAGTCATACCGAACAAACGCCACTGGATTACGCTTAACCGTTGTGTCATAGACCATAAAGCCAGCTGTAGGGTCTACTAAAGTTACCTGTGATTTTGTATTTTCATCTTGATAAGCTAGCAGGTAAGCATTACCGTAAATCGCTACTAATTTAGTTAATTCCGTGAGCTTATCAGAGAACGAAGATTGATTAAGCCAATCTTGGAACTTCTCATCTTTTGCATCATCAGACAACTTAATCGTTGGTGCTTTGCCCATGAAGTACCCCACGTATGTATCAACAACATAATTAGCCCAGTTTGAAACAACGCGATTATCCGGCCGAGCCGAAGTTGTATCGTGTGGCTCGTCTAAAATATCATGTTTCCCCACGTACAACTTATAATTCTTTCGCCGTTTATCATTCTTTGACTGATTGTCATTGATCAATGCCATTAAGTCTTGTTGCGTTAGCTCAGTCTCGCTAGTTAGGTAAGTCCCTTGGTCAGTAACAAATACGTTTGAACCGCCGTTAATTGATTGGTTAACCGACATCCAATCCCTCCTTTCAAATTAAAAGAAACGACTGCTAACAGTTGTAGCAAGCCGTTTCTTATGTTCGTTAAATATTGCATATCGCATGGAATCCATGACGTGGTCGTGTTCCTTAATTGGTTCACCCGTTCGTTCATCCCATACGTATTGATAAATTTCATCGTAAAACTGGTCAACTCCTTTTGAGTAAACAAAGAAGTTACCAGTTTTTATTAATTCAGCAACGGATTCAACTCCTGCTTGCCTATCTTTTTTAGCGTTAACAGTTCTAATGCCAGCTTTGACAAACTCAGCATAATTATCCGGCCGTGCACTATCCACGTAGAAGATGACGTTACGACCGTATTCTTGTTGAACTTTCTTAGCTTGTTCAACCCACCAAGCGATAAATTTATGTTGAGCTGTAACTTCCTTAACAAGATAAGCATTTCCATTATTGTCGTCGCCCCAAACAGTGATTGAACCAAGGTGTTCAAATCCCCAGTCAACACCGCAATAGTAATGTAAGTCGTCCGGCAACTCATCAATCGTCATCCGCTCTTTGTCAAAGTCAGCATAAACAATACCTTCACCAGAAACCCACAAGCCACGGATGTTACGATCATAAAACATACCACTAGGTGTTGATGCCTTAATCCGTTCCACGAAGTCCGGAGCTAACGTTGTGTTGTCATCAATTGTGAAGTTGATTGTGACCGTTTTAGTGTTGGGGTCAGGATTGTCAATGTAATCAACCTTGAGCCAGTGTTGTGGGTTGTCGGGGTTAGTATCACAAATAATATGTGAACCAGTTACCGAGCATCGTTGATTAATTTCTTGGAAGACTTCTTGCTTGGCTAAACTCGCTTCATTAACGTAAGCGCCATAAGAAGTCATCCCACGAATAGCCCCCAAACCACGCGAGTTACCAGTGTAAGCAGGAACGATATCCATCCCAAACAGATGATAGTGTCCGTGCTTATCCGGCTTTAAATCAAGTCCAAACTGCGTACTAATTGAACTAATGATGTTGTTGTAAATCGTCCCCGACGAGTAACCAGCTAAGATGTATTGTGGGTGCTTATCATCTAATTTCTTAGCCAACTGACTAGCCCGTTTTAGATCCATCACAAACAGATAGTTGTTAATGAACGTTTTCCCCGAACGAATAGCACCGGTTAAAATCATCATCCGAAAGTCGTCATTCAGATAAGTCTTAATCGCCATCGCCTGTTTTTCGGTAAAAAGATTAGTCAGTTTGGCCGTCATCTTTAGCCACCCCCGTAATTACGGTTATTACACCGTCCAAGGCACGTTCAACATCAACACCACTGTCTTCCAGTGTCTTTGCTTTTGCTTCTTCTACACGAGCCCTAGCTAACTTTAAACGCAATTCAGCTTCAAGCAACTTATCAGAATTAGGATAGCGCTTGATAATTTCCTTCCATGCTGCTAAACGAGTAGGCACTTTAACTGGCACTTCAGTAACTTCAGGGTCCCCAGTAATTGGATTAACCGTTACAACTTGCTCAGTCTCTTCGCCACGAGCAATCCGAGTGATGCCTTGCAACGCTTCCGTTAAGTCAGCTATCTTGTCAGACTCAAGTTGAGCTAATTTATCCTCTATATAGGCTTTTACTACAGTATTTTGCAGTAATTTAGGAGCATTCCCGTTTGCATACTTTGCGGAGTACCCTGCTTTAATCGCTGATTGTGTGGCGTTGCCACTCTCAATGTAATAATCAGCAAACTTCTGTTGTTTTATCGTTAATTTCAAATAGCAATCACCACCTTTCGTTTAATAAAAAAACGCCCGCTGAAAGCGAACGTTAAATACACGGGTAGCAGGACTCGAACCTACGAATCACGGCACCAAAAACCGTTGCCTTACCAACTTGGCTATACCCGTATTGAATGATTAGCCACCCGAAACGCAACCACTCTACAACAAAAAGGTGGCTAATCATCTGAAATCTACAACCCATACTACTAGGTGCTTGTAATGGGGCTTGCACCAGCGAATGTAACTAATGATTTTGATAAAAATGTATGTTGCACGCAAAATTTAGTTAATAATCATTAGTTAAACCTGTCTAACACACCGACCCATAAGTAAGGCGTTTGCCTTATATGTAATATTTTGAACAATATCATAATAACAATCAACCGTTGATGTGGCGTTGACATCTTATTTACATTACGTTGATGTCAAATTGATATCAAGTTGACCTACTATTAACATCGTGTTGATATTCACGCTAAATAAACATGTAAATCTTCGTAAACGTGATAAAAACGGCCATAAACCTCATAGCGGTCTGCAAACTCAACTAACGCTGATCGCTTAATTTGCCGTGAGAAGTGTTCCTTGGTGTAACCAAGCTTAGTTGCAACCTGCCAATCCTTCATTTCGTCAATGTAACATTGGAATAAGATTTTAGAATTTAACTCATCGCAATTGCGAATTGTGTCTGTAATTGCCTTAACCATGTTGCTGGCTGTCACCACTTTTCCCATTCTCCGCTCTTGGCTGTTTCCATAGCCTCCCCCGCTAGGTTCAAAGCTCCATTGTGGTGATGAAATTCCATCACGACTCTCACCTGAAAAACGTAAAGCCTTTTCTAAATCCTTAGTAAGAAATAAATCAACGTTATGAGCCGTTCCTCGTTCATCAATTTGTTGTCCGTCCAAAAATTCCATATAAGACCCCCACCAATTATTTAATTTCTTGAGTTCCGTTCTCGTCTTAATCGCTCATGCTGATCTCGAGCTGACTGTTCCGCTTTATCTTGCGCAATCGATAAAATAATCAGAAACGCAATTAAGAAAACCCCAACCCAAATAAAAGCAAACGCTGCTAAAACAACTTTCCCGATTGCAATTAAAAACTCCACCATTACAACAACGTCCTCTCCAATACTTCCACTGCTTCCTTTGCCGTTTTGTGATATGTAAACCTTGATTGTGGCATGTCGCCAATCGTGTCAACATACCATCCGTGTCCCTCCTGGTAACGAATAACAACTGGATGAATTCCGATCCTCGTTAACCAAGCCACTCGCTTTTGCTTAGCTTTATACATCTTCACGTTCCTTCCTGCATTGATCTACATACTCTTCAAATGTTTTCTGCTCCTTGTACCAATAATAAAACCTGCCAATTGTAAGGATAATAACGCAAGCAATCATGACTAAATTAACTACTAATAGCACTTTAAAACACCTCCAATGCCGCTAAAATTACAATCGACAACAACAAACCAAGCGCAGCACTGCTAGTAATCAACAAAACCACCTGTAATGTTTTAACAACAAGTCCATTATTTAAATTAAATTCCTTCAGTATGTACCCGACTATGTAAATGAATGCCGATACCTGCACCCCAAAAAAGAATAAATCCACTAATGATCCCATACGTTTTCTACCCTTTCTTTAACTCCTTATTAGTGCCACAACTTAGTTACTCGTTTGTCTTTTCCATAATTTGGTATCCTGTAACTAACAGTGGTTCAACCATCACTCCACC